TGCTATACAACAGTTTGCAGGAATGCAATTGGGAAGACGAAGACGAGACGATTATACTGACGGAACAGTTAGAATACAAGTTAAGTCACCGTCTCCATAAATGAGGAGAAAATTATTATGGCAATAACATCAGCAGTTTGTTCTAGTTTTAAACAAGAACTTTTACAAGGTAAACACAGTTTCGCATCATCAGGTGGAGACTCTTTTAAAATAGCACTATTTACAAGTTCAGCATCTTTAGGTGCAACTACAACTGACTATTCAACTTCAAACGAAATTACAAACACGTCAGGAACTGCTTACACAGCAGGTGGAAAAGCGTTAACTAATACTGGTGTAGGTTTAACTTCAACAACAGCATTCACAGACTTTTCAGATGTCTCTTGGACTTCTGCATCGTTCACAGCAAATGGTTGTATGATTTATAATACTACTACTGCAACTGGAACGTCTACTACAGATGCAGTTTGTGTGGTAGCTTTTGGAGGAGACAAAACAGTTTCTTCTGGAACATTTACAATTCAATTTCCAACTAACGACGCAACTTCTGCTATTCTGAGATTGACGGCATAAGGAGTAAGTCCTTATGGCGAATACTTGGAATAAATCCGGAACAACCTGGGGTTATAATTCCTGGGCATCTGATACCGTTACAATTTCCTTAACGGGACTTTCTATAACTACTTCTTATAATTCTAGTGAAGTAATTGGCTCACCTGATAGAGGTTGGGGTGCTGATGCTTGGAGTAATGGTGAGTGGGGCCAACTAAATGACGACACTGCTTATCTTACAGGTTTATCTTTTTCTGCATCAATCGGAGAAGTTGTAGCTCAATCTGAACAAGGTTGGGGTAGAGATACCTATGGTAATGAGCCTTGGGGTGATAGTTATAGTCCTGTTGTTTCAATTAGCGGTTTAAGTATGTCCGCAAGTTTAGGTACACTAGCTTACGCTCAATCTGAATCAGGTTGGGGTAGAGATGAGTATGGTATTGGTAACTGGGGTGAAAATACAACTACTGTTGCACTTGATAGTTTATCAATGTCAATGGAACTTGGTCCAAACGGATGGGGTGTCCATTCTTACGGTGAAGGTCAATGGGGTGGAGAATTTACATTTAAACCAGAAAGTATAATCGGAATTAGTGGTTTAGATACTACTGCTGCAATAGGCACACCAACCATAAATTATGACATGATTTTTGGTGTCAGTGGTGTAACGATGGGCACTGGTTTAGGAACATTAGGTATAAATAATGGATCTGATCATGTACAAGGTTTAGCAAGTTTAACAACCGCAGCTGCAGTTGGAGCTATTGCTCCTGCTGATGTAGTAGGAATAAGTGGTGTAACATTTGCCACTGCTTTAGGTACTGTAGAAGCAACCGATGCTCAAATTGTAGATGTTTCCGGACTAACTTTTACAGCTGCTGTAGGAGCCGTAACTGTTGATGATATGGCTGTAGGATTAAGTGGCCAAACATTTGCTGCAACTACGGGAAGTATAGCCCTTGATCAAATGACAATAGGGTTGACTGAACAGACATTTACTGCTAGTTTAAACACTGTAGGTTTCGGGCAGTTAGGATATTCTGATGTTGACATTACAGGAAATACATCTTATACAGACGTAACGCACGCAGCTTAATAGGAGAACAAAATTATGGCATCAACATATACAGGTCTAGGTGTAGAACTTATGGTGACTGGCGAAAAAGCCGGCCAATGGGGAGACATCACAAATACTAATTTACAAATTATCGAACAAATTTCAGGTGGATACACAGCACAATCAATAGCTGGTGGTGCACAAACTACAACTTTATCAGTTTCTGATGGATCAACTGGAGCAGTTTTATCTCACAGAATGATTGAATTCACAGGTTCTATTACAGGAAACCAAATTGTAACTATTCCATTAGATGTCCAAACTTTTTATTTTTTAAGAAATTCAACATCAGGAGCATACACAGTTCAATTTAAATATGTATCTGGATCAGGAGACAGCTTTACTTTTGGAACTACTAATAAAGGTGACGCTCTAGTATTTGCTACTGCAAATGATGGAACTAACCCTGACATTGATACTTTACCAGCTGGAGATGTAACTCTTACAGGAACAGAGACTTTAACAAATAAAACACTTACTTCCCCTAAAATTGGAACTTCTATTTTAGATACTAATGGGCTTCAATTAGCTCTTTTAACGGCTACAAGTTCTGCAGTTAATGAAATTACATTAGCTAATGCAGCAACAGGTAATGACCCTATTATTAGTGCAACAGGAGATGATTCAAATGTAGGTATTTCTTTCGTAACAAAAGGAACTGGAGTTATTAAAGCTGAAGACGCTGCTGGAACAGTTGCTGCAGTTCAAATTGCAGGAAAAGAAACTATGTGGATTCCAGCTTCTGCTATGTACGGAGCTACAACTAATGGTGCTGATGCACAACAAGTTGAGACAACAGCAACAAGACCTGATATGAACGTCTTAGATTTTGATCCAAGTACAGCTGAGTATGCACAATTTTCAGTTGGATTCCCTAAATCATGGGCAGCAGGAACAGTAACTTTTCAAGTTTACTGGACACCAAGTACTACTAATACAGGAAATGCTATCTTTGGATTACAAGGAGTATCTTGTGGAGATAGTGATACTATTGACGTTGCTTATGGAACAGCAGCAGAAGTTACAGACGCAGGTATAGGAACAGTTGAAGACCAACAAATTACTTCAGAAAGTGGCGCAGTAACAATTGCAGCAGCTGGTGATGGAGAACAAACATATTTTCAATTATATAGAGATGCAGCTGATGGTAGTGATACTTTTACAGGAGATGCAAGAGTATTAGGAATTAGATTATTCTTTACTACTGACTTAGCTAACGACGCATAAGGAGTAGAGGAATGAGAGACCATAAAATAAACCTTCTTCAAAATACTGAAGGTAAAAATTCAAAAAAGAAAAACCCTGCCAAAGGAAAAAGTTTTGGCTATCAAGTCTTAGGATTTGGTGCTGGCGGAGGAAAAGCAATATATGCAGTTGATTGGCTTATTGTCGCTGGAGGCGGAGCAGGCGGTGGAAATAAAGGTGCTGGCGGAGGAGCCGGTGGTTATAGAACTTCTTTTCAAGATTCATGTGTAGCAGCTATCTGTGTTGAAGCAGGATGTGTTTCAGTAACAGTTGGCGCTGGAGGACCAAACCCAGGAACTGCTTGCGGACAAAATGGTGGTGATTCATCATTACCAGCTTTTTGTTTAACGTCTGCTGGAGGCGGCGGAGGTGCAGCTCACTGTAATGTAGATGGTAAAACTGGAGGATCAGGCGGAGGTGGCTCACCTGTTTACGGTTGTGGAGCATCAGGAAACGTTCCACCAACAACTCCTCCACAAGGAAATCCTGGAGCTGACGGAACAGGCCTTAAAGGTGGCGGAGGCGGTGGCGCTAATGCTGGTGCTTCAGGTCAAACTGGAGGAGCAGGGAAAGCAACTACAATTGCAGGAACACCGGCTACTTATGGTGGCGGTGGCGGAGGCGGTTCGCACGGACCATCCGGATCAGGTGGAGGATCAGGCGGCCCAGGTGGCGGCGGAAATGGCGCACACTCAGGTCCTGGAACATCAGGTCAAGCCGGACAAGCTAACACTGGCGGTGGCGGCGGAGGCTCAGGAGGAGTTTCCGGTATATCATCTGGAGGACCAGGTGCACTTGGCGGATCAGGTATTGTTATATTAAGATTTCCAGCATGTGCTAGTTTATCAGTATCACCCGGAACTAATCAAACTTCAACCGCTCCTGGAGGAGAGAAGATAGCAACAATGAAAGTAACTGGAACGGTAACGGCGGCTTAGTATGAAATATTGTGCAGAATTAAATGAAAGTAATGTAGTTTTAAGAGTTATTTGTGTGGGTGACGATGTAGCTGATGCAGAGGCATGGTGTACAGATTTTTTTAAAGGCGGTGTTTGGAAAGAAACTTTTATGGATGGCACAAGAAAATTATATGCAGGTGTAAATTATACTTATGACCCTGCAAAAAATATATTTATAACAAACCAACCTTATCCTTCTTGGGCATTAGATGATAATAGTGATTGGCAACCACCACTTCCCGGACCCACTGAAACAGATACTGCTATCGATGAGAATACTTGGTGGGTGATATATTGGTCTGAGCAGGCTTATCAAGCCGACAATACAAAAGGTTGGAAGGGCTACAAATCAGACGACATGGATAATCCAACTCTTTATGATTGGAATGGCTCTGAGTTTGTTCTTGCGTAATTCTTGATCTAGATCAATTCTTTTATTTTTCTTTTATTTTTCTTTACTTTAATATTTTATAAGATATATGTATCTTATAAAGATATATGAATTTAAAGCACTATTATTGGTATTTCAAAGATGCAGTTCCTTTACGGATATGTGATGAAATTATAAAATATGGAAACCAACAAAAAAAATTGTTAGCTGTTACAGGCCCTTATCAAGATAAAAAATTATCAAATAAAGAAATTAAGGATTTAAAAAAAGTAAGAGATTCAAATATTGTTTGGCTTAATGATCCTTGGATATACGCACAGATTCATCCATATGTATTTAATGCTAATAGAAATGCTGGTTGGAATTTTCAATGGGACTGGTCGGAATCTTGTCAATTTACAAAGTATGGTAAAAACCAATTTTATGATTGGCACAACGATGGTTGGAATCAACCATATGGCGAAGAAAATCCTGACCCTAATCTTCAGGGAAAAGTAAGAAAACTATCTGTCACAGTTTCTTTATCGGATGGTAAAGATTATAAAGGAGGAGAATTGGAATTTGACTTTAGAAGTCAGATACCTAAAAAAAATAAAATTATTAAATGCAAAGAAATATTAACGAAAGGATCCTTAGTTGTTTTTCCTTCTTTTGTTTGGCATAGAGTATGTCCAATAACCAAAGGGGAAAGATATAGTCTAGTAATATGGAATGTAGGAAGACCTTTCCAATAAAATATGAAAAAGAATAAAATTAAAAAAACAAAAAGAATATCTTTAGGCGAGGATAAAACTTTTCCAAAAAACTTAACAAGAGAAAATCATTTTGTTACGCCTATTTGGTTTGCAAATGAGCCTAGTTTTGTTGATCAACTTAATACAGCATCTGATCCATATATTGAAAAATCAAAAGAAGATGCAAAAGAAGTAAGAAATAAAAGAAACAAAAAATATGGAAACAAAGGAGATATGGGTCAAGTATTTCATTCAACAAGTTTAATTGGTGATCCTAATTTTGCAGACTTACAAAACTATGTTGCTAAAACCTCACATAATCTATTAGATGAAATGGGTTTTGATTTAACTAATTATACCATATTTATAACAGAGTTATGGGTTCAAGAGTTTGCTAAAAAGGGTGGAGGACATCATACATTACATACTCATTGGAATGGACACATGTCTGGTTTTTATTTTCTAAAGGCCAGTGACGCAACTTCAATGCCTATATTTGATGATCCACGACCAGGCAACGTAATGAATTTACTGCCTGAAAAAGATAGATCTAAAATAACTTATGCTACATCACAAATTAATTTTAAATGTAATCCAGGAAGAATAATGTTCTTTCCATCTTATACACCACATCAATTTTCTGTAGATATGGGATATGAACCATTCAGGTTTATACATTTTAACTGTCAAGCAATTTTAAAAGACGTGGTTAATTATTATAAATAGTATGTCATTTAAAAAAAATAAATATGTTGTAGTTAAAAAGGTATTATCAAAAGAACTAATAGACTTTGTATATAATTATTTTTTAAATAAAAGAAATGTAGCTAGAATTTTATTTGATCATAAATATATATCACCTTATACAGAATACTTTGGCACTTGGGATGATCCACAAGTTCCAAATACATATGCACATTATGCTGATGTTGCTATGGAAACTTTATTATTACAATGTCAACCCGTTATGGAAAAAGCAACAGGGTTAAAATTATATCCTGCATATAGTTATGCTAGAGTTTATAAAACAGGAGATGTTCTTAAAAGACATAAAGATAGATTTAGTTGTGAGATATCAACTACTATGAATCTTGGTGGTGACGACTGGCCCATATATATTGAGCCATCTGGAAAAAAAGATAAGGAAGGTATTAAAGTAAATTTAAAACCAGGAGATATGCTGGTTTATAGAGGTATGGAATTAGAACACTGGAGAGAGGAATTTAAAGGTGTTGAATGTGGTCAGGTTTTTTTCCACTATAATAATGTTAAAACAAAAGGTGCCAAAGAAAACAAGTTTGATAAACGATTATCTTTAGGACTTCCAGCTTGGTTTAAAAATAAAAAAATTAATAAAAATAACAATGAATAAAACAGAGATAAGTTTATTTCCTATATTTAGTTCATTACTTGCTTCACAAAAAATTAATATTAATACAAATAAACTATTAAAAACAGCTCAGAAAGAAAAGTATAGAATAGCGGGAAGAGCTGACAGTTTAAGTAATCATGTAAGTCGAACTAATAATTTAAATGTTTTAGATAAAAAAATTTTAAAAAATGAAAAAAACATATTAGAAAATTATATTAATCATTACTCTATAAACGTTTTAAAATATAACAATAAATTAAAATTAACTACTTCTTGGTTTGTTGAAGCTAAACATAATCAAACTTCTGATCCCCATGATCATGTTAATTCTTTGTTAAGCGCTGTGTTATATTTAAAACCAACACCTGAATGTGGTGCAATAATGTTTAAAAATTTAAGAAACCCTTCCTCGATTTATATTACAAAATCAGAATATAATATCTGGAATGCAGATGCATGGACCATTGTGCCTGAAGATAATTTATTAGTAATTTTTCCAAGCTATTTATACCATAAAATTTTACCCGGTAAGAATAAAGAACCAAGATATTCTCTCGCAATGAATTTTTTTCCAGTTGGGGAAATAGGTGAGAAGGGTGGAAGCGACAGCTTTATAAATATAAAGGATGTAGATGGAAAATAAGATTAATTATGTATATGGATTACCTACTTATAAAGTAAAAATAGATCCAAAGCTTTATGAGAAAAATAAAATTCTATCTCAAATAGAAAAAAATTATAAGATATCTAAGGTGAGAAATAAGTGGAGTCTTAATTCTTTTATTAAGACAGATATTCATCAATCATTAGAAGATGAAAATAATCCTAAGTTTAAAAAAATTAATTATTATTCATTACCCCAACAATACGAAAAAATAATAGGTGAGTTTTTAAAAAAATTATCTTTACGAGGAAGAAGAAATAGAACGTTTAGTTATCAGATTGCTAATTATACATGTGTCAAACATAACTCAGTGATGATGCCCCACATACATTCGAACTGTACCTTTTCTCTTATTCATTATATTCAATTTGATAAAAAACAACATCTACCAACTATTTTTAAAAGCCCTTATTATTTTAATCATCTATTACCCAAGCAAGAAAAATTATGGGATATATTTTCTAATCAAGAAGAGAACAGTTGGATATACAAAGAGTGGGTAATAAATCCTGAAGAAGATGATGTAGTAATTGTCCCAGCAATTCTTGAACATTGTGTAAGAAACTTAGACAGTAAAAAATCTAGGATTACTGTAGCAGTTAATATTACTATAAATTAATGGTTAAAGTATTTAAAAACATTTTAAAAAAAGAAGAAGCTGATTATCTTGAGGATAGGTTTACTTTTAATAATTTTCCTTGGTTTATTACTAGAGGGATAGTTAATGAAAATATAGATAAGGATTATCAGTTTAATCATATCTTCTACACTAATTTTAGAATTAACTCTGATTTTTTTAATTTGTTAGAACCTATTTTAAATGTATTAAAACCAACTTCTTTAATAAGAATTAAAGCAAATTTAGTTCCTAAAGAGAGTAAAATTACAAAACATAAAATGCATACTGATTTACCAGACTCGACCAATTATAAGACAGCAGTTTATTATGTAAATACAAATAATGGATGCACTTTATTTAAAAATAATAAAAAAATAATTTCAGAAAAAAATAAATTAGTTGTGTTTAATGGTGATGTAGAACACGGCTCAACAACGTGCACAAATAAAGATTATAGAGTTGTGCTTAATTTTAATTACTTCGAATAAACTATTATATGAAAACTACATACTGGTTTTGGAAAAACATCCTTTCAAAAAAACAATGCTTAAAGATCAATAGTTTTATTGAGAAAAATTGTGACACTGCTGAACATCCCAGTAGTGCAGCAACAGGTATCAATAACAAAAAATTAAAGTATTGTGATGTTAAGTTAATTTATTGGAAAAAAGTAAAACACCTCCTAGAGGATATTCTGGATAATTGTTATTCTATTAATCAACAACAATATGGCTTTAATCTTTGGCCAATGTATAATGTTAATTTTATAAACTATAATATTTATACCCCAAAAAATCAGGGTAGTTATGACTGGCACATCGATGCTTTAGACCATGAAAAAAATGCTGATATAAAATTTACCATATTAATTAACACCTCTACTAAAAAATATACTGGTGGAGAATTAGAACAGTATTCTCATGGTATTCATGAAGTTAAAGAATTAACACCAGGATCAGTGGTTATGATGCCATCGTATGTTAACCATAGAGTAAGACCTGTGATAAATGGGGAGCGAAAAACCATAGCTATTTTCTTACATGGTCCTAAATTTATATAGAAATAAAATACTACCAAAATCTATAAAACATTATATAATGGGTCCTTATGCTACAGAAACTAGGATTTTTACCCGGATTTAATAAACAGGTCACCGAAACTGGGGCCGAAGGACAATGGTCTGGAGGCGATAATGTTAGATTTAGATATGGATCTCCAGAGAAAATAGGTGGATGGGACCAATTAGGGGCCGATAAATTAACAGGCCCAGCTAGAGCTATTCATCACTTTGACAATAATGCTGGGGTTAAATACTCCGCTATTGGTACAAGTAAAATTCTTTATATTTATTACGCAGGTACTTATTACGATATTACACCATTAAGAACCTCAATTGCCAGTTGTGACTTTTCAACACTTAGTGGACAGCCTACTGTCACAGTTACGTTTCCATCAGTACATGGTATGGTTGAGGGAGATGTCATAACATTTAGTAGTGTAACTACTCTTACCGGATCTAGTTTTCAAACTACAGATTTTGAAGGTAAAGTTTTTGAGGCTACAAAAGTACCTACTACAACTACCATTGAATTAACTATGGCCTCTAATGAAACTACTGGAACTACTAACAATGTTGGAAGTGCAACCGGTAGTCCGTATTACCATGTTGGTCCTAACCAACA